TGACTTCTCGCTCTGAAGATTCTTGTTGCAGTGCATTGAGATCCCAGAGTTATAATTTAATATTGTCTTCCGAAAGGAATTACCATGGAAAGTGGTCTCAATCATAGAGAGCGCTCTCGTAAATTTGATGCTAGTGTGCGGGCTAGAGTTCACTATCCCGCAGACTACACCATTAATACGAAGTACCCTCTTGAGATCAAACAGGAAGTAGATTCTTATAGATCTACTGGTGCTGCCGATGAGATTTCCTATGCTCAGCTCCTTGCTGAAGCTAAAAGGGAATCGCAACGGCCGAACGATAATGGTCACGAGTTTCAAACTCGTAAAGAACAACTTGTTCTTTCACATCCATTCGTGAATCACCGCTCGAATACTATGAGTGATGGTTCTTTTACCGAATGGCATGGACCTCTGTCGCCAACTAGGTTGGTGACAGGTAGTTCGACACGTGTGGATGGTTTTTACGACTATCCTGACTTCGATGTTTCTACTATTCGAGGTCAGGGAGCCGCCCTGGTTAACAGGGCTATCCCCACGCAGCCTCACGCCTCTCTGGCACAGGCTCTTGCTGAGATGAAGGATGGACTTCCGTCCATTCCTTTGCTTTCCGCATTGAAGGGAAAGGGGACTGCGACCTCTGTTGGGTCGTCAGACTACCTTAATCTTCAGTTTGGAATTCTGCCACTTATTAGTGACATCAACAAGATCTGTGAAGCTGTTAAAAGCAGCAACAAACTCGTGAAACAGTTTGCCCGAGACAGCGGACGTCAAGTCCGCCGGCGTCGATCCTTACCAGTTGAGGACACTGTCGTTACTTCCTCTTCGAGGAGTGACGAGAATGCCCTTGGCCTCTATTGGCAGGACGGTTCTGGACCTCAGATGTACTTTAGGTCTCAGTGCGACTACCAAGGTGGCCATAGCTGGTACACTCGGGTTGATACTACAGAAACTGTCCAGCGTTGCTGGCGTTTCTCAGGGGCTTTTACCTATTTCTTGTCCGAGGATGATTCCACCCTTGGCAAGTTTGATAGGTATGAACAGCTGGCTAACCACCTGCTGGGAACGCGTATTACGCCTTCCACCCTGTATCAACTCGCTCCATGGAGTTGGCTCATTGATTGGTTTGTAGATATTGGCACTGTCATTGACAATGCTACTCTACTATCAAATGATGGGCTTGTTATGAACTACGGTTACCTTATGTGTGAAAACATATATACGGTAAAACGAGTTGGGTATGGCTTTACCTTCCAAAAGGGAGATAAGCTTGAACCCCACACTAGCATTGCGAGGACTCAATCCAAGCAGCGCTGGCGTGCAAACCCTTACGGATTTGGAATCACTGAGGATGAACTTAATCCATTCCAGTGGTCCATTCTTGCTGCTCTTGGTATGACCAAGGGCGGCAATATCCTTCGCAGGTAGTTGGACAACTACTTACTGCGGAGCCAACTTAATAACAATTAAATAGAATTGAGATTGCCATGGCATTCAATGATCCTCAGTCCATCAAGATCGGTGCTGACGCCGCCGTTCCGCTTCCGCGGACCGGTTCCGGTGTCAACACTGGAGCGTTCAAGTCTAACGACTCGAACATCCAGCTCGACGTTCAGTCCGCTTATAACAAGCGTACTCAGCGTTCGGTCCGACTCACTCACTCGAAGATTGCGCCTGACCCTCTGGTCAGTTCGCAGAACATTAAGTACTCTATGAGTGCTTATCTTCGCGTGGATACTCCGGTTACGGGGTATACCGTCGACGAGCAGAAGGCGATTGTCGAGGCAATTATTGCCTGGGCTACCGCCAATAGTGGTGCAAACATCACTAAGCTGCTCGGTGGTGAGAACTAAGATGGTGCCTATCGAGGGCGTGACGCTTGGCGTTATCGTCCTCGGTGGTCAGCTTGGCGTTATCGCTGCACTTTTCTATGTCCTTACGGGCAAGGGAAAGAGCAACGCGCGTCACTGAGGCTGTCTGGCTAAGGAACCACTAACTCTTCAAAGAAGGAGCAGGGTTGAAAAGCCTGAATCATCTCGCACAAATCATCCTCGAAGAACTCGGGGATGAATGTCACGTAAGTACCACTCACGATAGAAAAACTCTCGTGAGTCGATATGAACATGAGGGGCTATCGTTCTTAACGATATCCCTGCCGAAATTTGGTAAGAGCCTCGAAAAAGGCCTCGACCAAAGTTTCGTCGATCACGCGATGTTTGCTGGTTTCAGCAGACACCGAGGTCTCCCCCGATTTTTGGGAGGTTTCCTTGATCTCATATTCGATCGTGACTCTGGCATGCTACTTGAAGTACCTAGTATCGAAGCAATTCGAAGCTTACGTCAGTTTTGTCTGATGTTTGCTAAGATTAAGATCGAATGCTCTCCCGAGCGTGTCGATCGTGCTTTCGATAAGTATCTCAAGTGTGAGCAGAGCGTCAAGGAGAGCGATGCTAATTGGGGAATTGAGTCTATGACTCAGTTCTCACGCATCGTCTCTCTCGTTTTCGGTAATATGTTCTCTCGTATTGATCGCAAGATCCATTACGAAGGCGTTATTCCGAAACACTCCTCAGGTTCCACTGCTGATCGAGTTCGCGGTAACGCGAAATACTCGATTAACACGTGGACTGAACGAATGGAAAAGGTATTTCCTCATATGGAGTACCTCGCCTCTTCTTTCAGTTTGGCCTTGGCCAATCTGGAGGGTGTTGACGTTCTCGAACCCGGACGTGAAATACCTGTTAAGGTTATCACTGTTCCTAAAACGTTGGATTCGCCCCGTATCATTGCAATGGAGCCGACTGCCGTACAATACGTACAGCAAGGGATCCTTGAAATGATCGTGGAGGAAATTTCTAGGGATGACATCCTCAGAAACCTCATCGACTGGTCTAGCCAAATTCCTAATCAGGAACTTGCTAAACTAGGTTCACTTACTGGTGAACTTGCCACGCTCGATTTGAGTGAGGCATCCGATCGCGTGTCCAATCAGCACGTACGGCGCCTACTGCTAAACTTCCCCAGCTTTGCTGAGGCGGTTGATGCAACAAGGAGTCGGAAGGCTGACGTAAATGGTCAGATTATTAGACTGGCCAAATTCGCGTCGATGGGTTCAGCGCTTTGTTTTCCCATGGAGGCTATGGTCTTTTTGACCATTATCCTCTGTGGAATTGAAAACGCGCTTAGCCGCCGTCTGACAAGGAGAGATATTATCTCACTTGTCGGTAAGGTACGCGTCTACGGTGACGATATTATCGTCCCCGTAGACTACGCGTTGTCCGTGGAGCACGAACTCGAGGCCTATGGTCTCGTAGTTAATGTGAACAAGTCTTTCTGGACAGGAAAGTTCAGAGAGTCTTGTGGTAAGGAGTATTATGACGGACACGATGTTTCCATCGTAAAAGTCCGGAGTCTTCTCCCTACCTCACGGCAGTCTGTTGATGAAGTTGTGTCCACAGTCGAATTCCGTAACCATCTCTATCGAGCTGGTTACTGGAAGACTGCTGCGGCTCTCGACAAGTTGATTGAAGGGATTATTCCCTTCCCTCGAGTTGCCGAGACATCTCCAGCATTAGGACGCTTCTCCTTCTTGGGCTATGAAACGCACAAGATGGATGAGCACCTTCAGCGGCCCCTTGTCAGGGCTGCTAAAGTGCAGCATAGAATTCCGACCGATAGGTTGGATGACTATGGTGCCCTAATGAAGTACTTCTTAAAACGCGGCGATTTGCCATTCGCCGACGAGAAGCACCTTCAGCAGGCTGGGAGGCCGGTATCCTCCGACATTGTATACCGGATGGTGCCATCCTACTAAAGGATGGTAGTGGGGTAAACCCACTTAGGGGAG